GCTGCGTCAAGAGTTCCGTTTCCTGACTGTCCAAATAATTCGTCATAACTTTCGATAATTCTAGCCCTAAATTCCACAAAAAAAAAATCGAACTCATAACAGCATCCATCGGCATATCNAAAGCATNAGCAAAATTATCTACATTATATTCATCAATAGAATANCTTTCTTTTACNNTTACTAAAATNGGTCTATAAAGCACATTCATTGCTTTTTCCATATTATNCCAATCACCTATAAAAGTGTCAAGGTCAATGTATTCACCTAAAGTTAATGAATCTAATTCAGGNTGAAAACCATATTCAGTTTTTCCTATTTTAAATTTTTTAACCAATGCAGGTTTTTCGTTAAACATATCACTTATTGTTTTTACAATATCTTCTGCATCCGATAATTCTAAAAGCATAACTTTTTCAAGACTGATTTTGCAAAATATATGTATCAGTTTAGCATTTAGAAATCTGTCGTCTTTGTTTTCCTTTTCAGCATCTAAGAATTTTTTGTAATCCCTTAAGGTTATATCTTTTAGTGATGTTGGAATTGTTAATTTAATCATATCTATATAACGTATTTAATTTTGTTTTTTATAAAAGTAAATATACAAAAAAAAAGGATAGCCATTTCTGACCATCCTTTAAGAGTAAGCAACCCAATTTTATACTTACACTATATTGTTATATTTATACCCCTTTACCTCATATCAGCCTCATAGCAGACACTTGAGCAAAAATCCTTATCCACATCTATCTCTGCGCCACAAGTTCCACATTCGCCACCTAATCTATCTATTGGGTTTAAGTCGTCATACCATTCCATAATATATATATTTTAAAAGGGGCTTTTAAACCCCATTAATAATTGTTTAGTAATAAGTTGGTTCATAATTTGTATTGTGAGCATCTATTATTGATTGCTTCATCACCTTATTGGTATCTAAAAACGTTTCTTCAATATCATTACCCCAATGGTCTTTTATAAATTTGTAACCGATTAATTTCATTTCTGATATTTTAGTTCCAACAAATTGTCCAACCTGAAAATTAAAATCTTTTGGTGAAAGCGTTTGGGTAACATAAATAGTTCTTTTATTTTGGTAAGACTTAACAGACCATAAGTAAAATTTAATAGGATTTTTAAGAGTGTAGTTTTTATCTGACATAATTTCTGTTTTTATTTTGATGCATTATTGCAACACTACAAATATATATTAAATAAAGTTATCCACAAAGCATTTAATAAAAAAGTTTTAAAATGGGTCTTTGTCCTGATTCATTTTTGCACCTAGCCACATAAAAGCCCTAGCTAATGTGTACCATAAAACTACCTTAATAACTACTAGCATAATTTATTTTTATACTTATTCATATAATTTTTATTTAAAAAGAATATATATATGTAAACCTAATAGTTTACTTTTTTTGGTTTCTGTAAACCTAATAGGTTACATTCTTCAAATTCAGCCCATTCTAAACATTCGCCACATAGTTCATCACTAAGGTAACTAGGTTCAGCACCACAACAATTGCTTTCCATTATCTTTCAATTTCTATATTTGGTCTTTTGTCTTTAGCAATTCCCGTTGAGCTATCTGTTAAAAAATCTTCTGTTTTTATGTAATCCATTGGTCTGCTATCTATGTGAGCATCGTAAACCCAATCCACAATGTAAGAAATAGCACCATCTACGTTTCCATAACTACATAGCAAAGCGTGGCAAATCATTTCCTGAATGTTCTTTACATCTACGTCCATATTGTCTTTTAGGTAGAAGTAAGCGTTCTGTAATTGAGCATTTGTAAATTCGTTCTGAATGTGTGTAAAAATATTTATCATTTTGTTTGTTTTTAAAAAGTGATGTAGCCATACCTTATAACCTGCGACAGTATTAAAAGTCAGCTACACCTACTTAAATTATTATTTATTGTAAAAGTGTAAAATGAGAAAAATATCCTAAACGCCTTCTTTCGTCAAACCAATAGTTAATGTTGTTTTCCATTTTAGGATTAAATTTAGCAGGTTTCCAAATGATATGCTCTGTCCACAAATTAATGATACAAAAATCATTTTCAAAAATCTCATTTGGGTTGTTCAAAATATCTAAATACTGATTCATAATTAAAGGGTTTAATTTGATTGCTTAATTGCAACACTTCAAAGATAACATATATTTAGTTATCCACAAAGCATTTAATAACTATTCTTGTAAATAATCTTCTAATAAATCTATTGCATATTCATCTGTCATAGTTTCTTCATTATTATTCAACCGTTCACACGATGTTGCTATTATAAAAAGTCCCCTTTCTTTACAGTCAAGTAAACCACCAATTTTTGCCTGAATCACATAATTGTTTATAATGTTATTTTTTATATGCATTAATTCATACGTTAAACGAATCCCGTTACTGTCTTTTAATGCTACTTTTATATCTTCGTTTGAATTATATCTGAATCCCATAATGTTCTATTTTAATTTTAAAGTTAATTTATCAATTTGTGACTGCATCATTTCAGCCCTTGTCGTGTTTCCTAAAGAGGTTTGCATCTCTTGCATAAATTTTAAACCCTCTATTCTCTGAATTTTTTTTTGGTCTCTCTGTGCTTCTGTCATAATATTGTTTTTAATTATACACCAAAGATATATGATTAAAAGTTATCCACAAAGCATTTCATAACTTATTTTAAAAAAGTTTTTAATTTAGGGTATATTTTCCAAAGTTTGGTCTTGACAAAATAGAATAAGTAGCGTATCTCGTTGGGTCAATAATATGATTATTCTTATCTTCAGGTACATTTGTTAGTGTACCGCTTTTGTCTTCCTTCCATTTATAGTTTCTAAACTCTGAAATAGCATTTGTAGAATCTTTAAGTATGTGTATCTTGTATCTCTTTAATAAATCTATTCCTGCATTAATTGAATTTTTACCTTTTACACTTGAGAAAACATTATGTCCCATACGCCTTAATTCTTCGATTAAGCGAGGTTCTGCACTATCCGCATATATTGGGTTACTTTCAAGTTCTTCGTCTCTTAGAAAGACGTTTATATCTTGAGTTGTCATTTGAGTTCTGTAAAGATGCTCCTTCACATAAAGGTTATAATCCCAAGTATAAACTGAAACCAAAGTGGTCGGGTCATTCGTGTAACCGAAATCCATTCCGTATGCCACTAAATTTGCTTCAATAGGGATTTGGTTCACCTCTGTATAATTGAAGATTGTAGACCTACTTGAAGCCCTTTCACCTAGTCCATAGATTTGCCAATACTGTTCGTCTGTATCTTTTAGTCTTTCGATTTCATCAATGATAGTTTGCTCAATGAAAGGATTGTCTAAATAAGTTGTTTTATGGAAAACGCAATCTGCTCTTGTGATTAGTTTATCGTATATCCAATGGTATTCGTCTGATGGATTAAAGTCTAATATTACTCTGTCTTGAGTTCTAAAGAGTAATTGTTGCATATCTTCGTAATACAATTCGTTGCCCTCATTCACAAATAGTAAATCCCTTTTCCGTCCCCTGACCTTTTGAGGTTGGTCAAGTGAAATAAATTCAATCAGGTTTCCAAATAGATAATATTCAGAATTAGACTTGTTATGATTACTTTCTTTGTACATATTCTGTCCTTGTAATATGCTGATAAAATCTCTCATAACAGTTGCCCTAAGTGATGGAAATGACTTTCTACAAATCGTTACAATCTTATTTTCATTACGTGTACAATACTCGAATATAATCCACAACAAAATATTGTAAGTTTTGCCTGACCTTGTTCCGCCTTGCTCAACTACAATTTTTTTATCTGTTCTTAATAAATGGTCGTAAACTATATTAGTCCTTATCTTTAGTTGCTCCAATTATTTCAATTTGAAAATTAGTCGGCATACCATCTGCACCTGTGATTTCTTGCCTTTCAATGTAACCTCTATTTTTACCTTTAGTCTTTAAATAGAATATGGTAGCACTTGTGTTATCCGCACCAATCTGTTTATGCAATTGTGACTCTGCAAAATCTAAAGCAATGTTTTCAATATCCTTAACTTCAATAGCGAATGCCTCATCTTCTTTTAGCCATTTATAATACGTACTTCTAGGTATGTTTGCTTTCTTACAAGCTACCGTCACAATACCCAAACTCTGCTCTAATGATTTTAATAATGATTCCTTTTTTATGTGTCTACTTTCGTCCATTGCTTATATAAGATTTATTAGCATTATCATATGCTTTTATTCTACTTTTTTCGTTTTTATTAAATGTATAACAGTAACCGTCAATTCCTTTTTTGTAAGCATCTTTTCCATTTATTGAAGTTAATATTATTTTAGTTTTCATTTTAGATTCCTTTTATTGGTACTTTTAATATTGGGTTAAAATCGTATTTTCTTTTCCTGCTATTTTTCTTTTGACTATTATCTTGTTTTATTATTTTAGAACCCCATTTTTTTTGCAACAAAATATTCATTTCTTTTTCCTTATCTACATTTCTGTAATCAGCACATCCGCCAACTATTGTTGCTTGTTCACAAACATAATGGTACATATTTAATCTAAGATTTTTTCTGTATTTACTCAATACTTGCAACGTCATATCGTAATCTTCTTTTAAAGGTATTTCTTCATCGTATCGTAAATCATTATCTGCGTGTGCTTGAAATGGTCCACCTATGTAAGATACAGTTCCAAATGGAGTGTACTCTCTATATGAGCCCTTATCCATTAAACAATTTAGCCCCCAATATTTAACATCCAAATCTTCAGCTAATTGGAAACCCTCTTGTATTAGGTTTAAAACCTCGTCTGCATCTAATTTGTTTTGTTTTTCCCCATTCCATCTGCCTATGTATTTTATGTCGTCATCTATTGTGACTATATTTTTAGATTCAGAATTGTCCTTTATGTAGTTCCAAACTCTTGCTAAATTCCCTTGTACTTCATCAGGTATCACCCAAATTTTATCGTGAACTTTTTTGTATTCTTCTGCTTCGCTTTCCATAACCACATAGGTTATAAAAGGTAGATATTTATGAGTTTTACAAATACCTGCTCTTTTGTAACTTGGGCTATAAACTTGAATCATATCTTTGTAATTTTAAAATTCTACATTCTCTGTGTAAATCTATAACATCCACAACCTTAAAATTTGAGAATATCCTAATAATTTCGTCATCTATAAAGTCACTAAAATGAAATGAATTATAATGAGTTGTTTTTTTACTTGGGTAAGAAACAATTATTTGGTCAACCTGACACCTTTCTGCTAAATCATTTAATATATGCGGATTCTCTAAATGTTCAATTGTTTCAATACTTACTAAAACATCTGCTTTACTCGTATGGTCTTCAATTCTCTTTTGCAGGAATTTTACCTTTTCAGTTTCAAAATTAGCTTTAGCCCAATCAATACCTTCTTTGCTTATATCCAAACCTAGCACACTATTTATGTCGGGGTTATTAGAAACTAAATAAGAGCCATATCCTGAGCCACAACTTACGTCTAAAACATCTCCATACAAATACTGTCTAATTAAAGCATACCTTTCAATATGCCTTCTGTTTAAAATATCAAATTCAATATCCTTTAATGTTGATTTATTAAAATAAATACGTTCNCTAACTTCTTTTAAATTATTTTGCATTATTTTTTGTTTAAATATTCTGCCCCATTAATTACTCGTCCGATTCCTTTACTCCAAGCCTTTCCGTTTGAACGTTTAGAGCTGACTGATTTTAAACTAAAATGAGTTTGCGCTTGTAGCCAATCAATATCATTTTTAAAGAACAAAACCACATAGTTATTGCTTTCATCTAAAAACTCGCTAAATTCTATTTCAGGTTCGTGTTCATCCATAAAATCATTTAAAGATGGTACTTCAATGCCCCAATCTTCAAGCTTTTCTACATCCCATTCATTAGCTAAAACATCCCAATCCCATTCGCCAAAACCTACATTGTCCTTTGCTATAAATTCCTTCTGTTGCTCATTTGTCAAGCCACTTGCTCTAATAATATGTACTTCACTTAAACCTGCTCGAATACTCGCCTTATATCTCATATTTCCGCCAAGTATCACATTGTCATCATTTACAACAATTGGTCTAATTTTTAACATTTCAGGAAAGTCCTTTATACTCTTAACTAATTTGTTAAATTTTTCACCTTTTATTGTTCTAGGATTATCAGGGTTTTCTGTGATGCTATTTATTTTTACCTTTTCAATCTTCATATCTATATAACGTTTAAATTAGTTTTATTTTTCCAAGCCCACGATTTTTTTACAATTACAATTTGGTCGGCTAATTCCCATTTGTTTTTTTCATCTGTAATATCTGAAACCAATTTCACCAATGGATGTTGTAAATTTTCTTCAAGAGTATCATATTTATCTTGCAAGGCTGAAAGTTTATCTTCTAAAAAACTAATTCTGTTAACCTCTTCGTAATCCAATCCTTGTAAAAAATTAAAAGAATCTTCATATTTTTGTAAATCCTTATTTGCTAATTTATAAAATTTATAATTCTTTACCAAATGGATAGCAGAAGCGTGATGCATCTGTTTGCCATTATCTTCAAAAACTTTAGTAATATTCGTCCACCTCATATTTAGCTTTTCTCTCATTAGATAACAAGCCAAAGCACGAACTTCTACTTGGTTTCTTTTTCTCGTATTCTCATAGGGGTCGTACCCTGATAAGTTTGTTATTTTTCTTACTATTTCTTCAGGTCTTATGTTTATCATTTTAATCAGTTCTTAGTTTTAATAAATTATAGCATTCAGAATATTTTTCTTTTGCTTTTGATTTGTATTTTTCTTTAAATAATTGATATAATTTTTTGATATATGAATATTCAGAATGACAGTCTGCAAAGTATTTTTCAGCAAACTTTTTACCTTTACCTTTAAAATAATTTACATTATCTGCTGTGTCTCCTGCAATCATTTGTTCATAGAAATTATATCTTGCCTCGTCTTCTGAAATGTCTAAAACCTCTTTATGTTTATAATGGTAATTATACATCAAACAAGGAAACTGTTTATAGTCTTTATCAATCGAAACAATCATTACGTCATTTCTGCCAAACTCGGTAGAAAGTTGTTTCCAATATCTTGCAACCATATCGTCAGTTTCAATTCCATAGCCAAAAACACTATCGTAATGTTCTTTTACGTGTTGATGCATTTCACCTAAAAGCGGAGGTCTAAGGTCATCACTTCTGTTAGCCTTATACTTCTTAGTGATTAGCTTTCTAAAGTTCCCTAAAGAACCGCTAAACGTTATTACCCTGTCAATGGGGTACATTGTTTCTAAATGATTAATTATTTGCATATATTGATTGTAAAATTTCTTTTTTGAATCTAATATATCTGTATAATATTTTTCATCTTCAGGGGTTTCCCTTTTTTTATAACAACTTGCAAATATCAAGCTGTCTGCATCTACAAGTAAAATCATTATTTTAAGGCGTTTTTAATCTGTTTAAGGTACATTTTATTCATCTTCTTCTGTTCCTTACAAACTTGGTCAATAATGAAAGGTAAGTCTTTAAAAAGGGATTCAGTACACATTGTCAGCTCTCTTTTGCCATCCTG